CAAACGAAGTTTTTACAAATCTGAAGGATTTATCACAAACGAAGTTTTTACAAATCTGAAGGATTTATCACAAACGAAGTTTTTACAAATCTGAAGGATTTATCACAAACGAAGTTTTTACAATACAATATTGTTAGAAAAATTTGGTAATTCTTGTCCTATAGTGTATAATGGTGATTCATTCCATATTGAATCTGTAACAAAGTTAACTATTTTTTTACCATTTGGTGTACTATAATATTGTACAAAGTTCAGTCTTATATTATGTCTTGTCTTTCTAAGATACACCATATGTAACAATTTTAAAACAAAAACTAGTGGTTCACATTGTATATCTTCTTCTGTACAAGATAGCAATTCAAAATTTTCCATTCCCAAATTAATATTGATACCCAATCTAATAAGTTGTTGAGTTAATGTTCGCACCCCACCATCCACTATTTTGAACAGTCTTCCACTATACAGGATACTTCCACCTTGCCAATATGGTAATCTTATAACATTTAATCTAAATCTTGTATTTGGAACATTATAATTATATGCTTTTACGAAGTTTACAGTTCCATCTTGATTGTATTTGAAAATACCTGCAAAATCGAAAACTAAATGTAGTGGTTGAGTCATTATGTGTCTTACTTCGTCCTTATGTAAAAGTTGATTAATAAGTCTCTGTTCTACACGTATACATTTAGTTCCACTCTCCATTTTTATTGGTTCATTGATTAAAATATGTTCAAAATTTTGTTCGTTACCCTTTGGACAATAATGATGTATTTGTATGATACCTATTTTTTCTGAACACATTCTTATAATATCTCCAATAAACTCTCTTTTATTGAAAAAATCATTCATTATTTTTATACTTCCTAGTCCAGTTGTATAGATATGTAGTACTTTATCTGTAATAGGTTCACATTGGTAAATTGCAAATAATTCAACCACACGATTTTTCATGTTCATTAATTTTGATAGTGGAGTATCTGGTGGTACATTTAATATTTTATTGTTAGCAACAATAATTATTTTAATTTCTCTTTCAATTTTCTCTTCAATAATTTGTTTATAGTCACTTAATAACATATCTTCTTCAAAATATCCACTATCTATTTTTGCACCTGATATTGTATCTAATTTAACATACACTTTCCCACTTGTTCTATTAAGTCTCTTTTTTTCTGCTTTCTTCATAGTATTTCCCATTTTTTTATTACCAACAAGAAATCGACCAATTTGCGACCCTACTCCATAAAGAGGATAGCCCTTTAATTTCCATTTACCTAATAATAACTTCAATCGTTCTTTATTTGTAGTTCCGCCTTTATGTTTACCTAAAATTCTCCATTTCCATTTTTTGTCTTTTTTATAATAAATGTGAGCTCCTATTGCACCATTTTTGAGAATTTTCATATTTTTAATCATTAGTATATTTAATCTAATAAAAATTTCTAATCTATAGATATATTTCCCATGAATTACAAGGTTATTTTCAATGCATTGATAATAGTTCTAATTATTCACTTACTTCTTGTAAATATCGATTACAAAGAGGTTCTCAACTTCTCTGGTCGACCAGTTGTACACGAGAAAATGAAGAATAATGATGACAATATATATAGTGATGATCGTATGGATGGTCTCTATGATGATGACGATCGTGTAACTGAAAATTTTGACAACAATACAGATCTCAAAAATCAACTTCTCGATTATGCAAAGAGTTTCAAGATAGATGAAAATACCGATGGTGAACCAAGTAATAGTAAGGTTCTTCCAGGAAACTTCTTCGAATCTAATGAGAATGTTCCCAATTTTGAATCAAATGTAGCAAACCTTCCTGCATTCTACAAGAATAACTACGATAGTCTGTCTAAAGAGGATTTAGCCAATTTGGACACTTCTAACCAACTTGTTAAGACAACCACATGCATACAAAGCAATGGCGAAAGACCACAGACATGGAGTTATGATAATGAACTTCCAATGAATGGTGGATCAATGGGAGGAATTGTAGGGTTCAACGATTTAGATGGTCAATACGGCGTATATGACAATAGCAGTCTAAACAGTGCAGATTGTAGATCAGATAATGCTATGAACTTAGGTTTAGAAAGTAACGATTTAAGAAAACCTAACATCGTGAATTGATCTTCGATTAGTTGTCAATTAAAGTTCTTTTCAATTGATCTTTTTTTTATGATACTATATTTATATTTATATTTATATATATATATAGTAATGGATGGTTTGTTGATAAAATATTATACATTATATGAATCTTTAAATTTTTCAGAATGTCGTCCAAATAGGGGAGATAGAGATTGTGTAATAGTGAATATAATGCCATTTTTTCGAAATTTTATGGGACTTATTGGAAAAACCTTGAGAAACTTTTATATAAGACCAGTTGATAATCTTTTCACAAAACATGGTATATCAAGTATACCTGTATCTATATATGATATGACATTGGATGATGTAATAAATTATAATTATGATAATCAAGCAGAAACATTAATGTACAGTATTGCAAGTAAAAAAAAAGTGAAAATTGTTGAAAAACACAATTTTAATGAATATATTTCTGAAATAGTAAGGCATATTGAGACTAAACCAGACGGAACATATATTATACCTTTTTCATATCCTGGGCATATTACAAACATTACAATTGAAAAAAAAGATGGTACAATAACAAAGAATATTTATGAATTACAATCTGCTGAACCATTAATGGATTATAACAGATTTGTTGATATTGTTGGACATAAGTTAAAAAGTGTATATTTTTTTTATGAAGATGGAGTTGATATACCTTTTAATAGAGATAGATTAATAGAGAAAATTGTAGTAATTATATTCATCGGGTTAGGATATAGAGATATTTGTATGATGGCAAAAAGATTTGATAAAAAAAAAATTATTATAGATTTAATAAATTTTACAAAACATTGTTTGTATAATTATATAATACATTATCAAGAAGAGTTGAATAAACCAGAATACTTAACATTTGATAATTTTATAGATAATTTTATTCTTCCAGAAATAAATAATTTTGGAATTTTAGATTGTTTAGAAAGAATGAAGATGGAATATTTCAATTTTTACAGGAACATGATAATGGTAGAAGAAACAATAAATAGAATAATTGGTTGGTGTAAATTTTATCCAAAAATACCAATGTACTATGATTATATGATTAGGGAACTTTTAAAAATGATTAATTATAGTGATAAAAAAAAGCAAGAAATTAAAAATTTATTAGGAACAAAAAAACTTCAAGAAAGTCTTTCAAAAGATAGTCCTCTATATTTAGCAATGGTTAAACCAAACTATATTGTAGCAAGTAATGAATCAGTTCCATTTACATTTAAACAATTAACTGAAGATACCATACCTACATCATTTAGAGTTGTAGAATTAATTAGAGAAATGATACCACATTTAAAATATCCACCTGATTCAATTGAAAAAATGAATATATATTTACAAATGATAGATTTAGCATACAATAGAAGAATTACATTGGAAGGTCCAACTATCGGATTAAATGGAGAACCATTAAGCAAAGTTACTATAGGTTATCCATACCGTTTGCAAAGAGTTTATATTGATTATGCAAATAAATTGAGGCAAAAATATCCATTTATAGATGATTGGTTAACATCAGCTGAGATTGTAATAAGAAGTGGTGTGTCACAAGAAAATAAAGTTTCTGAGTTTATTGAGAATATTAAAGTTGCAATAAATGAGAGACAAAAGAGAGTTAGAGAGGGGCGTACAAATTCAGATATTATTACTAAATTGAATAATATTGTAAAACAAAAATTTGCAAATGGTAAAGCTTCAAAAAAAGAATTAAACAATTTTTTAGAAGAATTAAGAATACATATATGTGGAAAACCTGATAAAGAACCATGGGAAACTGAATTCTGTTCCAAATCATCAAAGATAAAAGGCGATTTGGAAAAACATGCTGTTAAAAATATTATATATATTGGTAACCCGTCTAAAAAAAGACGCAGAAAAATACGACGTCCAAATCTAAAAGGAGGATTTATAAATATTAAAGGAATTGGTAAAAGATTGGTAAGATTTACAAATACTGGAAAACAGTATGTAAAATTGAATGGAAAACGAAAATATATCAAAAACTCGATGTGAATTCCCAACCTAAATCATCACATATCTTTCTCCAAATTTTATCAAGATCAATAAGTTTCTGACAAGAACTTAATTGATTCATTCGACTCTTGATATGATTATAACCTTTCAATTCACAGAACTTAATAAGAACATAACTATATGGTAAAAAATTATTTCTATCTGTTCCTGCAATAGCTCTTTCATATGGCTCTTGTATCTGTCTGAACATATTTCTAAACTCCTCCTCTTGATAATCCTTAATTAATGGTTCATAATCAGGACCTTTATTTATAATTTGTGCAATATTGTAAGCATGTTCATAATATTTTCTTAGATTGTGTCTTTTCAAGATACTTTTTACAATATATGGAGTTGTTATATTTGTATCTATATTATTACGTACTGTTTCGATAATATCTTGGGGAATATTCTTGTCATTCTTATTACTATATCTGTTCATTATATAGTTAAAATGATCATTTCTCTTGTAAGAAAGTGTTGATGGTTCTGTTTTTCTCACTTTTCTTCGCTTTAATTTATATGGTTTAGTACTCACTGCAACTACTCTCTTCTTCTTTCCACATTTAAAAAAATCCAAACATTTACCAAAAAGCTTCTTACAGTTCATTATTGTTACTAATATAATTAATGTTCTTTAAGTGTATCATTTATTTTTCTTAGTATTTTATTTAGTAAAGTATATGCAGAAGTACATTTTCATAGGACAATAGGAGAGTACAAACTCAGCAAGTAAAAGAGAGAATGTGATGAAGGTAAACACAATTACAGGTTCACTATATACGATAGTTATCAAGTTATGTTCCATATAGAAGTACCATTATGATGAATGAAGTGTCATGAGATTTCAAACAGAATGCCAGAATTAAGATCATTCAAACTGTTGGATAATTCATCATAAATAATGACGGAACAGCGGAACTTCATAGATATGGATCTTGAATACATTACCAGTTGATTGTTAAAGGATATCTTAAGAGAGTATTGTAAAATATAATAATACTATTTGCTTGATGGTATTATTATAGATATTGTTTGCTTTTTGTCTAAATGCTTCTGATAAATTCCCAGTTGAGCCTCTTGCAGATGCCCTTCCAGATCTTGTCAGTCTCATACAACTTATCTCTATCCTTAAGAAGTGCGAAGTATTGTTTGTACTCATCAATTCCGAGTAATTCAATAAATTTATACAAAACATAGGAATATGACAAGAAATTCTTTCTCTCCTTAGGGCATTCTTCCCTAAATGGACTCTGAATTTCTTTGAACATTAATCTCAATTTCTCTTCTAACTGTTTACTTAATACTGGTGGTGGTAATCCGTTGATTCTATTCAATATGTGTGGTATATGTTCGTAATATTTATTCAATTTAAGCTTTTTAAGATACTGTTTAATCTTATTATAGTTAAGATTAGCCAAATTTCTGATTCTCTCCTTCTTGATCTCTAAGATCAACTTGTTGAACACCTCATCTGGTACTTCAGTTGATTCCTTTCCTTGGAATTGGGCGAGGCACTCATTGAAATGGTTCATTCTCTTGTATGCGAAGTAAGCGACTTCTGGTGGAGGGTCTTTGAAGCTTGGCTTGTCACTCTCAATGATAATATTTTCCTGTTTTCCGCATTTTTCACAAATTTGGAAACCTTGTGATGGATATAGTACCATCTCCATGTCACAGACTGAACATTTGTTGCAATCTGAATTTATATTAATTTTAGGATTATATGATTTATCGACTTTCTTTAGATAATCATCTAAGAGATTTGCTCTTTGAAATCCAGATTTGGTCTCAATGAAATTACTCATTTTGACATTCTTATAGTTAGTACTCTCATTTGTATTAGTACTTGTTCTCTCTCTATTATTGAAATAGTCAATAACATTATCCTGAACAAACTTTTTCTTTCTTATAGGGTGATCTTCTTCATTCTTAGTCACTTTCTTAGTGATGATGAATTCATTATGTTTATCATTTTCCGATTCATCTTTATGATTATACTTATCTTCATAGTAGTCATGAAGAACAGAACCAACTTTCATATAATATTTGATAACATCTTCATTGTTTTCAATCGAGTTTATCCGTTTTCTTAGCTCTTTCAATTCTTTTTTTAATTTAAATTTTCTGTCTATGTCGTTGTTAGTCATGTCGATCTTGTTCTTCTTCTTATAAATACTGTACTCATTCGCCAACGCGACAAACTTCTTTTTCAGTTCAGGTAAACTCTTCTTAGTTTCCTCGAATTTCTTCATAAATTCGTTATGTCTAATATCTAGATTGTACTGTTTTGTTTCCTTTTTGGAATTGGATTTAGAGCAGTTTCTGAAATTAAACATTTGGTAGTATTTATAATTATTAATATAAAAAATACTTTAAGTACTAACAAATTGATGAGCGTCGATAATTAGTTTATTAGTAATTATTAAAGTGTATTATATTTAATAATGGACAATTCAAAAACTTATACAACAGTTAAGCCAAGGGTTGAATCATTGAATATGATAAATATTCAGAAGATGGTGTTTATATATAACGCATTATTATCTGGTTGGACAGTGAAATACTTAGGATCGGATCGATTTGAGTTTTTGAAATCTAAATCGGATATTAAGAGGCATGAGTTGAATTTGAAGGATTATTTGAAAAAATTCGTGGATTCGAATTTAAACATAGAGAATATCAAAAAATAAATAAAATAAAAAAGAATTTATTATTTCGTTGCCAAAACTGGTAACGTTTATGTAAAAAGTGATTAAATTGGTAATTAATTAGCAATTTAATTAGTAATTAATTAGCGTTTTTGTCAGATTTTTTTTCTTTTCTATAGTATAAAAAAATGGGCGGAGGTTTAATGCAATTAGTCGCATATGGCGCACAGGATATATATTTGTCCGGTAATCCACAGATTACCTTCTTCAAAGTTGTCTACAGAAGACACACTAACTTCTCCATGGAGTCTATTGAGCAGACATTTAACGGTATTGCTGATTTCGGTAGAAGAGTTACATGCACTGTCTCTAGAAACGGAGATCTTATTCACAGAGTTTACTTGCAGGTCACTTTACCATCTGTCGAGGCAACCACTTCCTCACAGTACTTTAGATGGGTCAACTACATTGGTCACGTCTTAGTCAAGAGTGTTGAGGTTGAGATCGGTGGACAGAGAATCGACAAGCACTACGGTGACTGGTTGACCATCTGGAACGAGCTTACTATTGCCCCAGGTCTTAAGAATGGTTATGACAATATGGTTGGTAACACAATCGCATTGACTGGTACTGGTCTTCAGAGAGCTGATGCAACAACTTTGTATGTTCCATTCCAGTTCTGGTTCTGCAGAAACCCAGGATTGTCACTCCCATTGATTGCCCTCCAGTACCACGAGGTCAAGTTCAACTTGGAGTTCAGACCAAAGAACGAGTGCTACGTCTCAACTTCTGTTCAGACTGCATGTGGAGCATCAGCAAGTGGACTCGACGCTTTCTGCGTCCCATCCCTTGAGTATGCTGCTCTCTTCATCGACTACATTTACTTGGACACCGATGAGAGAAGAAGATTCGCTCAGACTTCACACGAGTACTTGATTGACCAGCTCCAGTTCACTGGTGACGAGTCAACTGTCAACACAAGTGTCAAGGTCAAGCTTAATTTCAACCACCCATGCAAGGAGTTGATCTGGGTTGTCCAGAGAGACGATGTTGTCAAGCTTGGTTTCAACCAGTGGAACAACTACACTGATGACTTCGATGCTGACTCTGGATGGGGACTTAACGGTTCACCAGATCCATCTCAGCTCGTCTTCACCAATGTTGAGGGTGACACTGACATCTTCCCATTCGTTGGTGTTGGTGGAGTTGATGCTGACTACGCTAAGTACCTCACTGCTGCTAACGGCTTGAGAGCATCTGATTCTGGCTTAGATGCAAGTGATCCAGCTGGTTTGGCTATCGGTGGAAGCAACGCTGCCCTTGGTGGACTCTTGTCAACCAACGGACAGGCAAGACCATACAATGCTCCAGCAGGTCCAGGTCCAAATGCTTCTAACCTTGCTCCAACTGACTTCAGTGCTCTCACCACTGCTGCTGACTTCGCTGATCACGCTGGTCTTGGTCCACTCAACGCTGGTAGAAACCCAGTTGTCAGAGCCAAGCTTCAGCTTAATGGTCACGACAGATTCCAAGAAAGATTGGGATCATACTTTAACCTTGTTCAGCCATACCAGCACCACACCAATGTTCCAGTTACCGGTATCAATGTCTACTCCTTTGCTCTCAAGCCAGAGGAGCACCAGCCATCTGGCACTTGCAACATGTCCAGAATTGATAACGCTACATTGCAGCTCCAGCTTACTCCAAAGGCAGCTCTTGGCTCCAAGATCAGAGTTTACGCTACTAACTACAATGTCTTGAGAATCATGTCCGGTATGGGAGGCCTTGCGTACAGTAACTAAGAATTTTCTTGGTCGGTTATTGTATATTATTTTAAAAAATATTAAAATTGAATCTGAATAAATATATTTAAATATAACTTAATTAATATTATCAAAATGACTGATAATATTAATGGTGTAAAGAGGCTTAACATGAAAAATGTTAAAGTATTGTATCACAAGGGACTTAACATGGTTAAGGCTAAATTTTGTGATAATGAAAATTACATAATATTGACTTACGATCAATTCAAGAAATTAGAATCGATCAAGCAAATTTTTCACTTCAAAAATAGTGATAAATATCCTTATTTCAAGAAAAATTATAAGAATGTATCGATATTGACATTCCTTTACGAGCACAGTTTTGATGATCTTGTTTACAAATTTAAAAATGGAAATAAGTTTGATATAAGACCAACAAATATTGTAATCAATAATCATAAATATTATTATAACATAAAGGATGAATATGATATAATTGGATTCATAAATGGTCATGCAAAAACAAATGGTGGTCATGCATACATTATCAAAAATCCTATATGGATAACATCAGATGGATTGTACATTATGGCATGTGATAAGAATAAACATACAGTAATGTGTGAAAAATCATATGATAAAATGATTGAGTATGCTGAAACGATCAATTATAATCCAACATATTATGTTAATAATGATGGATATGTTGTAAGCTCTGATAAGGTTTATCTACATCAAATCATAACTGGACTATTTTATTCTGGGAAAGGAACTGGAGGATTGAGTGTAGATCATATTGATAGAGATAGAACAAATAATCAATTTGATAATTTAAGAGTTGTTGAATTTGAAGTTCAACATAGGAATGCAAAGGAAATGATTGAAGGCATTAAACGAAAGAGGAAAAAAAATGCTCAACCACTACCCAAAGGTATTACCCAAGATATGATGAATAAATACATAACTTACAATAAAGAAGATATTAAGGATAAAGATGGAAATATTAAATATACAAGAAAGTTTTACAGAGTCGAGAAACATCCCAAATTGACAAAAAAATGTTGGTCAACATCTAAATCAATGAAGGTAACTATTCAAGCAAAATTAGAACAAGCAATTAATAAATTATATGAATTAGATAATGACATTGTGAATACTTCATATAAACTTCCAAAATATGTAAGAAAGATAGTCAAGAATAATGGTAAAGTACAAATTATTTATGAAAGAAGGATAAATGGACAGAGACAGGAAATGAGGCAAACAATAAACAATTATGATGAAAATAAATTAAAAGAGTATGCTGATAATTTTATGAAGAAAGTTAAGGAAAAATATCCATAATAAAATCGATAATCGAGAGTCAACCCATACCAGACATTTTTCCATTTCATTGGTAGACTTTTAAACTGCAAATCGAGTATCCACCCATTCCAGACATTTTTCCATTTCATCCACACACTTTTTGAAATAGCCATCTATTTCAAAAATAAATAATCATTAATTTAATTCTTAACACGACGATACCCACTATATTCAACAGAATCACAATAAATTTCATCATAAACATCTCCGTTCTTCAAAATACACTCCTCAATCGACAACCAATGTGTATTACAAAAATGCTCCTGACAATAAGCACAATAACACCTTCCATTCTTAGCCACCTCATATGAATGCTCAATACCATAAGTAGCAAAACAGTTCAGAACTTTATCATGATTAACAACCTTTAGCTTACCATCACACACTGTTACTCTCTTCTTTCTATTAGGATTCTTCTTATAATTTTTCGAACATTTTGTGCATCTCCACATATTGGGCTTCTTTTTAATTATTGGAAAATAAAACTTACAATCATCAACACTTCCATACTCAGAAACACGAAACATTGACAAAGTAGAATTAATATTCATTTTTTATATAAAAATTATAAATATTTTTAAATATTTTTAATAATAACCAATAAATCTCAACTGTTTCTCTCCAAGTTTATATCCATTATCTCTCAAATACTTATCAATCCATAGTGCATCCTCTTTTCTGAACCTTCTCCTCTTATCGGACTCAAATTCAACCGGATGATAAGTTATATACTGAACCATTCTAAACTTATCTTCACTATCATTCGGATAGTTACAATGTGGCAATCGAGAATCCCAAACAATCAGACTTCCAGCTTTCGCCGTCACCTTCTCCGCTCTCCCATCACTACTGGTTAGAAATGGACACACATCCTCATCTGGTCTACCAGAAGCACAATACTCCTTCCATTCCTTATGAAATCCTGGTATACACAAAAAACCACCAGTATTTTCCGTAGAATCACTAATTGTTAATATTCCCTGAAACTTGACAACATCCTTCTCAGTTACAGGATTCTGATCAGTGTGCAACCATCCATCATCCGTTCTCCATGATTTGTTAATTAATGGTCTCATAACACCATATCTATCCAATTTCACTCTCAAATCCCTTTTACCTCCACTATCGTGCCACAAATTTTCAAAAACATCAACAAGTTTTGGTTCAAATCTATTTTTCCACGATGTTATACACTTCATATCATCATATGTACATATCCAACCTTTCCTCTCAATCTGACCATTTCTCGGCCAACATCTCTCCCATGTTCCAACATCATCTCTTTTCACTCCACGAGATGTCAGTTCATCATGATTCCATATAGAATTTATTGTCTCATTGATTCTATCGTTGGATAAAATATCCCTCACAACAACAACACCATACTCATTCAGAAAATCTATTATCTCCTCTCTCTGATCGTATGTGAAACTCTTTACATATCCATCTTTATCTATTGGTAACATATAATATAACAGATAAACAAATTATTATTAATTAAACGTAATCACCTCTTTTGTATCCAAGTTTCCCTCTTCTTCAGAAAATTATAACAGGCATGTCTTAATCATTTCTGGTTCTCCTTCCGGGTCATCCAAGTATTTGTTACCAGTAATTCGAACAGATTTACTTTCCAATCCCAATTCTCGTAACTCACAGATCATCTTCTCAAGAGTTTCGGGATCAGTGTCATGTCTGAAGACAACTGTTGTATGCAAATCGGTTGGTTCTCCACTTTTTGTCAAAAGTTTGTAAGCACCATAGTAACTGTGAGTTGTCATTATAATGTATGAGAATATTTACTGTCTGAAAAACCAAAAGTAAAAGTTTTAGAAAAAATAGTCCAATTAGACCAATAACTCATTTCTCACTAAATTTTAATATCTACTTCCCCTTGGAACAGGAGATACAGGAATGTTTAGTAGACCAACTTCTCTCAATGAATTCCAATCCATTGAGTACAGAAAAAAACACATAAATATAAAAAAACAAATCATTAACAAATCACTCCAAAACCCCAGTTTGTTTTCATCAAAATCGTTTTCATCAAAATCATCATCCTTTTTACGTTGATAATGCATATTTTATAATAATTATGCAAAATCTATATATTTTCAAAATCAATTTTTATCGTTTTCTCTTTCCACACTCTTATATAGAAAAAATGATAATTTTATTCAATATATATCGTAATATGGGATTAAATATGTTTTTGGACTTGTTCATATTATTTTGCAGTAGCATCTACAATTATGAAGGTATGTGTGTAATGTACCAAATATATGGAGTATATTTATGATGATAATAACTATGTTCATCATATTTATTTTATAATATATAGTATATAATGCCTTTTACACATCAATGTGGTGGAAAAACAAAATGCGGTAAACGTTGTAAGAATATGATATCAGAATCGAAATTGTGTCATCTCCACAAGAATAACGAAGCACTCAATAAGTGGTTGGTTAAGGAGATAAAGAGGATAAACAAGAATGCCAAGAAATACGACTATGTGGACTATTTTGAGCCAACTGTTTACAGAAAAGGCAACAATGTGGTTATCGTATCTTTTGAGGAAGATGAAGATCCTGATCAATATTTTATAACAACTGGAACATATCCAAAGAGATTGAAAGTTGATCATATTCGAATCAAAGAGAAGAAATCGGAAACGTATATCAAAAAGAGATACAAATCTTATAAGAGAGATTGTAAATTGGAGAATATGATTGTTGATGCATCATTATAAAAAATTGAATAATTAAATTCAAAATTGTGTAAAGATATACAAATAATATGGTAAACATATTCTTTGCAAGTGTATTCATAGTTGTCTTTTTGTTAGCATGTATCTATGATAATTGTTGTTTTTATACAATAAATGTTGCAAAATTTAAGCAACCATGTTGTGTATATCTCGAAAAATGTTGTATAAATATATTTTATAGAATATTTTGTTGTAGACGGCATGCATATTACAATCTTGATGAACAAGATGATTCATGTTTTTGTGTTGTGTAAAATTCTAGTTTATAATAAAAAATAATTAGTTCACAGAATAGCCCTACTTTTCTTTACTGGCAATGTTCTAAGAACAATTTTCATATAATTTTTTGAAAACGTCATCGCATCGAGAACTTTCATAAAACTCCTTGAAATATTTAACTTTCGATGTTTCAGAATAATCCAAATCACTAATTGTGTTCCAAGCGTTATCATTCAGAATGTTATTCATAGTTTCCAATACACATTTCAAAAAATCTGTAAATTGATTCAAAAATTCTAGTGTTACAGTAAAATCAAGACTTGTTCCACCATCATGTTCAACATAAACTCTTTCACAACTGATATCGAAAACATATTTACCGAATTTGTAAGTATATATTGTCTTATCTCTAAAATTAAGATCTGGTACATCTACACCATGATTATTATCAACAACTGTTCCATCATCCTTAATAAGCTTAGAACGTTCCTCAAATATTGAGTTCAATACATTCTTTTCATCATAAAAGAAGCTAATGAATGTACTTGGTACATCAATTTCGATGTCATTTATCAAAAATCTAAAAGAGAAACCGAATCCAAATGGTTCGCCCTCTTTTCCACATGTTTTTTCAAACTCAAAATTCATAATAATACATAGTATGTATGGGGATGTTCAGAAATTAAAAATCATTTTTTTTTATATTATAAATTTAATCTCTTTCGTGTAAACGTTAAGTGGGTTTCACAACATATATCATTTTTTACAAAAAAAAAATTGATTTTTATTATACAATCATCATAATAAAAAACATTAAATCAATATGAAACTTTGTCAAGTAAACGCAACATGTTCAGGAGGCGAATACGCAGAGTATCACTTCAACCTGAATGAATTTTACACATGCAGAGCAAAAGCTTTAACAAGAGCTTTTGAAATTGTTACAAAATACAAAAAGGATTATGAAGGTTACAAAGATCTCGGTTACACAACGTATGTGAACTCAATGATCAAGAAAGATGGAGAACTGTTTTATACAGAGTACGGCAAATACATTCTCGGTAACGCATTTGAGACAATGACAGTTACTGTTAAAGATGTCGAATTCAACACAGAATCGGATGGTCCATGTCTGACAACAACTTTTGAGACTCACAAGAAGTACTTGGGTGATAGGTTCAATTAAGTGAAATTAATAGTTTTATTTGACTGTTAGAGATATTTCGTAAATTTTCACAAACTATTCACTTTTTTAAGAAAATATTACCATATCTCTTCTTTATCCAATTTTTTGTTGGTAACCAATTTTACACTCTCTCTCTCTTTGTTGTGACTTTTTTTTGAAATAACCTGTCAAATCAATCAAGAATCTTATAAATTCTCCGAGTGTTACACTCAACTTGCATAATTGTATTATATAGCCTTTTTTTACAATACTCTATTGCAAAAAGTATATATGTTTACAAGTTATAAATTGAGTGATGTCAGAAAAGATTGACGTAAAGAGTATATTTTCAATGGTGAAATGTCAAAACTTATGATAAGATATGGTAATAGCCATGGGCATTATTGTAGTGTCCCAAACTCTATATCATAGGCAGATATCCAATAACAGATGAAACAGAACTTTATCCAATAAATTTTGATGACTATTGTCTTCCATGTGTTGTATGCAAAGTCACTCATGATAAACATCATATGGTAAATTGTGTGTATATGTCTCCACTTAAGTATAGAAGAGAGAATAGATATGATGAGAATAAGTGTCGAGTTTGTAATATGGAGAGATCAATGCACAATAGTCAATCTCTTCATAAATTTATAAGATAGTTAAATTAGATCTCTCTTAGTTTTTATTTGCCGACAAAGCTCCAAAAACAGCAGAATAAGAGGAATCAAAAATATCATACATATAGTTTGACAACAATCTCCTTTCTCAATCTGATATCTACAACAACCTTGGAGCAAACATATCTCCAAGATCCCAATCACGATAGCGGTAAGCAGTGTCGTAAAATGTGACACCCATTATTCGATTTATATTCTCCATTGGAATACCACTTTCAGTTTTTGGACAAGATGCAATAAATGCACGTCTCTCTTCAAACTCTTTAGAAAACTTTCTATCTTCATAATCAGAAATAATTTCTTCGTTGAGTTTGTGTCTATTAACAAGTTGTTGAATATCAACATTTGTCAAATCCAATTGGTTTCTTGTTTGTACAATGTTAACCATATATTTATAATAATACTTATCATTTTTTTATTGAGAAACAATACATTTTCTTGAATCCACTCTTTAATGGTTGTGTAAGCGTAATCGTTAAGAGTGTCATTGAACTCTTTCTGAAGAAATTTCAGAAACTTTCGGAATTCTTCTACAAACTCATCTGTTTTATTAAATGATATATTCATTCCATCCTGATGGTCAATTATTACATGTTCTTTATCAATAGTGAATGAGTACTTCCCAAAATTGTATATGTACTCACCTTCAAAATCTGGATTAGGCTCGTCCACCTCATAACTATCCACATGATGGAAATTGTCGTACCAAACTGAATCGTCCTCTCGAAAATCGAAATCTACAAAGTTCATATCACGTTCCTTTTTGTAATAATCGAACATAATCTCAATTTTTGGCAAATCGATATCCATATCATCTTTCGCCAGGATCATATAAACAACGAACGTGTAATTATCACTTCCGTATGAGCTACTTTATGTAAAATTCATGTATTTTATAAAATGGTAGAGATATGTAACAAAATAAATTTCATTTTTTATTATCACATACGATTAAAAGAGACTCTTCACCCACTCCCCAAGATGGTCGCGTGTGTAACTATCAATCAGGAACGTCAATCGTCGCCACTTCTCCAACACCAATTCAGACGATCCACCAGCTCTCCAAACATCCTTGTCCAGAGACTTCCATGGAATTGCATCTTTAACACATCCTTGGAATGCATCATCATCATCCTGAATAGCTTCATATCGTCCACAATCCTGTGACACCTCTCCATAGAGTCGGTCACCATCAACTGTTGGCATGAAGCATACATCCTTGAATCTGATATTGATCTTAGCGAAATGTTCACTCAACGTCACGAAAGCAGTTCTAACGAGTTTTTTACTCTCTTCAACATTAATAAAGCGGTTAGCCAACTCATCACACATTGCATAATCACCAAGTGGAACACCGTTGGGAAACATGGCTTCTAGGATTTCAGAAATCTCTTCATCAGTCTTTCCACTAGCCCTCAAAGGGTTAACGAAGATCTGAGTGTGCTTCATATCGATCAGTTTCTCACCACTGCTAGGAAGCAAATGATTTGGATTTCTCCAATCAAAACGAACAATTGGTTCAGGGTACATATCGTTGGACTTTGTCAACTTGTTACCAAACCTGTCCCTCTTCGCCCACATGTGTTGATAAATATGTTTGTGAGTACCAACATGAGCACCCTTTACACAAACCTCTACAGGAGGTGCACCTTGGACACCAAGCTTTTCAGCAATAATGTAACCATTATAGATACACCAGTACGTGTGTGTGATACCAGCCTTAGCCAAGAGAAGTTCGATGTTGAGAGTTGTTTTCTGTCTCTCAAGATCAGATCCCTCAATAAAACCACCTCTCTGTCTCTTGTGAGAGTAGACTGATGGTTTGTACTTGACAATGTCGAACATGCCACAAGATTTTACAATCTTCGATTCTCCCTCAGCAACTGTTTTGAGAGCGTTAAACTTCTCATCAGTCATATCCTTGAGAGCTGGAAGAGCAAATTCTGTGCTACCATTAAGGATAGACATAACATCCTCCATAAGAAATCGTTGATGTTCCTCATAGTCATTTTCTGACATACCTTCGATTTTAAAATCGTTGTTGAGAACATTGTATCCATAAAGACCAGACAACTGTCTGTACCTCAATCTGAAGTAACATTGAGCGTTAATGGTCTCATATGGAGCTTGTTCACCACCTCGACTCTTGATTCTACGATCACATTCGTCAAGATCAGATTCCAAAATGAGAACAACTGTGTTATCCCTTGTGAATAAACCAGATTGGTGATCATAGATACATCCATCTTCAGGCAGAGCTTTATTAGTCAACGTTGCATTGGTAATTGTTGGATGTCTGTCAAAACAGAGCCAGTTGTGAATCTCTCGCCTTTGCGAAAGTTGTTGCAACAGCGTTGTCTTCCCAGTTCCATCAATACCATCAACAATGAGGAAACGTTGTTCGCTTTTTGGTTTCAGAGATGTGTAAACACCTCTTCGCAAATACAGATTGTTACTATCTGTCTCTCTAGGTTGAATATTAATCCACATATTGAGATAGACTCGCCTCAATCGCAAGAACTCCTTCATATTGTTAATACGCAACGTTTCACCTGTTTGAACAATCGAAATCGCCAAATCACAGATTCCTCGATGAAGATAGCTTTCAACACTACCACTCACCTTTGTAATCTCAACTTGATCCTCCGTAAGTCCCAATTGATCTAGATACTTCCGAATCAAACGTAAACCGTCTTTGTACTCTGAAAAAATCCTAAGTTTGCGACCTTCTGCAACAACATTATCTAGAGAAAAATCATCCTTACTGATCAAAGACACATATGTCTCATGATTACCAAGTTTGTCAGTAAAATTACTGAGATACTTGATATTGTAATCAGGATGGTCTAGGTTGTACCAGATGTCACTGTAACACATAACTGCGTCAATAACATCGTTAGTTAGCAAAAATGGAATATCGTTGCTCTTAACAAGCAGATATTCAACTTTATGCAACACCACCCCACTATCCTTACGATCAACAATATAATCACTGGATTTAATCCTGATCTCTCGTTCATGTTCGGATTCAAATTGTGGGTTAAGACCAAGATCCTTCAATCTCTCGATTGAGTGTTTCATTGGTCGTCCTGCACAGATCCCGATTGTAAATGTTTTGTCAGATACAGCATGTTCTGGGTTGGTAACAACATCAGGAGATCCATAACGGTATGTGTATACTGTCAACGATGTCTCTCCATTTGTGAACAACTCATCACGTCTGAAACCGTACCTGCTTCTACTCCATAATTCGACTCCGTCTTTCATGATAGTTGGTTCATTCAAAACCATGTCTTTCTCGTTGAAGTCTGCATATTTTATCTCTTTCACGTTACAAAATTTCATACTTTACTATATCATAATCACACTAATTCTTTTTTAAAATCAATTTTTTTTAACACAACAAGCATCTGGATTTGGAATAATCATAGTTACACACTCTTTAATATCCATATTTTCCTATATCTTCTATCAATTCTGTCATTGAAGGTGTAATCATTCCCCATAACATCTTATTTCCACTTATTCGTATACTATTCTTTTCTCTACTAACTTCACGAAGAGTAATCGGTATCTCTCCGCTCAACTCATTATCATCTATCCATAAGTATTTCAAATTAAACCTATTTATGTTTTTTGGAATTGTTCCTGTTAAACAAGTTCTTGTTAATATTAACTCTCTTAATTTATTCATACCACTATCACATATTTTCTCAAGAAAATTTTCGGCTTCTAAGTTACTATCACTTAAATTCAATTCTCTCATTTTCACCAATTTAATAATTTCATCTGGAACTTTACCAAACATTCCCTTGTTATCATTCAACATGAGTACTTCCAATCCAGATAAATCACCAATCTCTTTTGGTATCTCTCCTTTCAATCCACTACATGAAAGATCAAGAACATTTAAATTTTTCATATTTTGACATATCCTCTGAAAATCCATAACAATTCCCTCACTATCAGATATCACTAAAATACCTAAATTTTTGAGTTCATAAAATTCATCAGGCATTTCAAGAGTAGCTCCACAGTCACAAAGTATCAAAGTTCTCAAATTCTGCATATTACCAATCTCTCTCGGAATAGATGTTACTTGGTCTGTTAAAGATATATTCAAAAGTTTAAGTTTATCCAATAATGTAAACTCTTTACAAAATTCATTAAAGGTCAATACATTTTGATCATCTAAACAACTAGAAAGAAAAAATCTATCAATTGAAGTTGGATTTCCAGATGGATCTGAGCACATCGGATTAAATATTCCATTATTATCGCGTAAAGTTGGATGTACCGGTTGTTTATGTTTTTTTAATAGAGCATCATGTATTGCATTAATTCTATTTAATTTCATAACAATATTGATAGTATCCTCATTATTCAGTATTGTATCCTTGACTAAAACATCATTATCATCGAGTTCTACACCATTATGAATAAGTCGAATTAAACATGATGCAGATCCAATCTTCTCTGCAACTGTGTCTTTCAAATCACCAACTGTTGATGTTTCATCGAAATCATTCACCGTATTCGTATCTCCCGTAATATTTTTTATAATAAAGAACATTGCTATTATAATTAATCTTTTCTTTATGTTGTAAAATTTATTCAACCAGTTCGACAAATTTATCTGCCTCTCTCTTCCTCATCTCCAAACCCAACGCTCTTCTTGTAAACCCTTCATCAATAAGTTCCTTAGAAGTAACAGTCGGTTTGTAATCTACAAGAGCCATCACACATTTTCTGACAAATTCAGTTTCCAACATTACTGACCACTCTTTTACCAACTTCCGACTCACACCAACTCTCTTCATCTCCTTGTAAATGGTAAGGACATTATCAGTCCTAAAATCTTGTAACTTAACAAGGAATACAACAGTGTCTGTAACTGCTGAACTGAACTTGAATTTTGATTTAAGTTTTCCAAGTTTCTCTGGATCATTATATCTCAACAAATTTGCTAAGTACAGTTCCAAACAGGATTGTTCAATAATATTTTCACTGTTCACTTTGAATCCTCTAAATATCTGTTTCCACAAATTGAACTCGGATATTAATTTGAAATAGTGGACAAACGATATACTCTCCTTGTAAGCCTTATTCATCTCTGCGACAACTCTCTCTTTAGAGATACCATCAATATTAGAATTCATTACGGCTTTGTGTGTTTCTGGTTCTATATCATATCCGTATCGGGTTGCGTATCTAATAACACGTAATATCCTAAGTGGATCTTCCTCAATTCTATCATAAGGATCTCCAACCATTCTAATTACGCGATTTTCTATATCTTTTTTACCACCAACAAGATCAACTAGTTCTCCCTCTTCTATATCATAATACATCGCGGATATTGTAAGATCTCTCCTTTGAACATCATCCTCAATAGTAACACCGAACTTAACAGTTGGTTTCCTACCAAGTCCATCAATTCGGAAAGATGCAATCTCTACATCTTCTCCATCGACTGTTAGAATGATAACTCCGAAACTCTTTCCAACTAGATTTGCTTTATATTTGTCTCCAATAAACTCAAGAGTCTCACTTGGAAGTGAATCCGTACACAGATCAATATCCAATGGTTTCAATCCCATAACAGTGTCACGAACATATCCACCCACAACATACAGTTTTTTACCATTCTCCTTGAACAGTTTCGACAACTCTATTATACCATTTGGTAATTTCATAATATACATAAAACATATCATGAAATCTTTAAACAAAAAAAATCAACTTTTTATTCTACATTGTCAAAAAATGAATCAACAGATGTAGGACTTCCTTCACTTTGTTCGGACACGGAGCGATCCCCTTGAGATGCAGATCTATCTTCAGACCAAACCTTCTCAAACAGTTTATAGTATTTGGATTTCTCATGTAAATTCACCATATTATCAAACTCTTTTTGATACACTTCTTTTACCATCTCTTCCAATTTCTGTTTGTCCAACCTGTTACTTTCACATAGTTCGCGTTTAATCGCATTAATCTCCTTCATAATTTGGCAATGTTTCTGTTCAATATCTCTTTTTAGTCTGTTATTATTGACGTTTATATCCCACCACATGAAGAAATTAACTATAATAAAGTAAATTACCATTCTAAAACCAGCATATACAACAGTTATCATTTGAATGTATATATAGTCAAATATAATCTTTAAGCGATGACTATTTTTCTAAAAAAATGATGCTAAAAAATCTAAATTTAAAATGTGTGTAATGATAGTGTGACTGAAATTAATTTTGAGGAAACATTTTTTGATAATGTTGGTCAAATGCAAACACATCATGAATATAAAGTTGAAACAGGAGGATACAATTCAAAGACGTTCGGACAAGATCCTCTCAACTTTGACGTGTCTCTAATCATTAACAGTTGTGAGTTACCATACACTATACAGATTGGTGTACGTAAAGGATCTCAGTTGAGTATTTACATCAGTCACAAAGGAAAATATGGCAACTACACAGGATTCTTTCTTTTCCATATTGATGAGAGCAACAAGCAGAAACTGATTGGTGGATTCAACCAGATTAACGCATTTTTGCGTGATATTCTTGGACAACGAGCAATTGAACTTTATGGGAATCATTTGTGTTACCAAGCTTTGATTGTAACAATCATCAGCTACATTTTCACATACACTGCATACAAGTTTACAATTTGTTTCAAAACTATGCAACGAGAGTATAAGCCGAAGATGTACCGATTGTCGAAACATGCACTTGCTGACATCAATAAGTGTGGGAAGAAGCATCACTATCTTGAGGATTTTACATTCAAGATGGTTTCGCCGAAACCCCAGATTAGATGCTTGGTGTCCCATACCTTTGATGATCTGGTGGAAGCAATGAATGATGGGTTGTGTATCTGATTAATTTTATTGATTTTATAAAAAAAAGTTGATTTTTTTATTGACAAATATATCGAAAGATTATAATAACTATGGATTTTACAAATGCACAATCAATATTAATGAATGTTGCACATGAGAATGTATCTCATATTTTCAGGAGTAAGAACAGAATCAAGAGTTTGATCATGACATTTCTAGTGACGTCTTCACTCTCGGCACTTATTAATTGGATAAGGCGATTCCATTTCTCTTCGATATTAGAGTATGCACTCTTTAGGTATATTAGGAAGAGGTTTAGTTTTCTATTCAAAAAGAGAAATGAATTGATTTTTGAAGCAACATACATTCCCCAAAGGAATGGAAACACTTTTATGGATACGACTAAAGCATTCGACGCTCTGTTGGATTATCTCAAATTGAACAATATTACCAATGGTGTTCACTCGAAAGCAGAAATCAAACGATCTCCTACTGAAAGGATGTATTACGATGAAGCTTTCGATGACTACAAATTGAAAGAGGATAACAGATTGACGTATGCCTTTTCGGCAGGAACAATCATTAAACTTCCTGACAATATTACGATTGAGTTTTCCAGTAGGCAGGAACACAATAACGAGTCAGTTGATGGTAAGAGTGTTGAAACCACCAGGAGAGTGTCAGTTATCACAGTTCACTCGTATAAGAGATCTATGAATGAACTTGAAGAGTTTGTTTCCAAGATTCATGACGATTACAGTAGAAAAGTGAGTAACAAGTTCAACAATCAGATGTACTATTTCAACTATTATGGTATATCAAAAGACAGGATTCCCCGTCAAAGTTGGAAGTGTTATCCATTTGATACAGTCAAAACGTATGGTAATTTCTTCTGTGAAGATAAAGAGAGGATTTTCACTGAGATTGCCAATTTGAGAAATGCTCAACCTGAGTATGAACGATGTGGTAAGCCTTATCAAATAACTATTTTTATTCATGGTAACGATTTCGGATGTGGTAAAACAAGTCTGTTGCGTTTGCTGTGTAAAATGTTTGGAAATGGCGAAAAGAAGAGACACATTATCAACATCAATCTTTCCAAAGTGAAGACATGTTCTGAATTGGAAGATATCTTCCTGTGTAATGAGGAGATTATGGGTCAACGAATTCCAAATGAGGAGAGAATTTATATTTTCGACGAACTGGACAAAGTCTCTGATATTCTTCTTACAGATGATCACAAGGATGACACTCTATTCAAAAAGATGAAAGGTGATCTTATTTCTTATATGAAGACTGATAAAGTCGATAAGAAGAAGGAAGAAACATTCAAGGATCTTTTTGAATGTCAATCTCTAATGTCAGGACCTTCTAGTAAACAGGAAGATGATAAGCTGAATCTTGGGTTTATTCTTCAGTTATTGGATGGACCGATTGAGTTTCCAAAGAGGATTATTTTCGCAACAGCGAATGAGATTGATAAACTTCATCCAGCACTTATTCGTCCCGGTCGTTTTGACATGAAGATTCATCTTAAAAGGGCATCAAGGGATGTTGCAAGAGATATTATCACTTACAACTTTAATCTTAACGATATTCCAGAGGAGATCGAAATGAAGATGAAAGATATACCTGAATACAAACATACACCTTCCGATATTATTTCAGAGTGTTTTGCTAATAAGAGGTATGGAAAATCATCCAAATCTGATAAGATTGCAGATATGCACAAATGCTTGGACAATTTGTTGACTGAGTGAAGCATTATTTAGTATCAAAATTATAAAGAATATTGTAACTTTTTATATCACATACGCTATCATTTAACCAATCGTTTATATCATTTAACAGATCTATCTCATATCTGTAAAGGTATTTCCTTGAATAGTTAAATGTTTTTTTAAAATTTTTATATTTGTCGTTTAAAATTGATGTTTTAAACTTTTTTATTGACATTTTATCATTTATGTACTCTTTTGTTTTGTCATAAACAACATAGTTCTCTATTAATTCTTCATTCTTTATAAAAATTAGTGTAAGATTCTCTTGTTTAAATGCGAATATATCGCAACCGGTATATTTTTTGAGGAACTCATACTCCTTGCTGAAGATTAATCCATCTTTATCTCTATATCTTGTCAAATTAACCAGCATTTTTTCAGAAATATTTGAATCTGGATTTTTAGCTTGGCTCTTTTGACTATTTTTCTTATTAACTTTGTGTATTTTATAAACTTTATTCATAATAAATATATAAATATATTAAATAATGCAGTATGTCAATTCCAGAGACGTATACTACTTTTTTGATTTAAACGAGAATCTACAGATCAAACATCTTGTCGATAAATTGAAAGAGAAAAAAATAGGATCTGATATTAAATTGTATGTCATTAAAAATAAAATGAAAGTGTACCTCAATATGAACGATTATCTATACAATTTCACATTCAAAATGCTTCACGTCTCATAAACCATCTAAATATACTTATCTAACCTATGTAACCTTAAAATATCAATATATCTATCAATTCTTAAGTACAAACCCTTTAGTTTATCACCAAGTATCTCCTGATCTTTCTCAAAATTCTCTATTTTAGTATCGGTCTCACTCTTATAATCCAGCATTTCGGACACTTTATTGGTTAAATTCAATATTATCTTATTCTTATTTGATAACTCCTGACCAAGTTTATTGTTGTCACTATTTAGAATATCGTTTCTGAATTTGTAATCCTTAATAGCTTTTTTATAAAAAAATTCAATATTGCTTAAATCCTCACTTCTCAAACTGTTACATTGTACTGATGCATCAGTCTTCATTGTACACATATCATACTGAGTTGAAGAATCATTATAAAATATTTCTGGTACTTGTTGTGCTTGTTCGGCTTGTTGTGTTTGTACATAAACATAATTCTCATTCTCTTTAATCAACTGTTCTATTCTCTCTTCAAACACTCTATTCTCCTCTTTCAATCTCTCATTCTCCATGAGAAGTCCTGCTCTATCATTAAGTTCTCTCAATTTCTTACGAACTCTGTAGAAATGCTGAATTTTAAGAATACTCTCATTTTCGCGACCATTTTTCAAAAGTTTAATAAATCCACTCTTCATTGCATTCAATTCAAAAATTCTCCACAATCCACTCACCTTAGTATATCTCTCCTTAAACTTGAATATTCTATAGAATCTCTCTATCTTCACTGCACTTAGCAATCTGTTAAACTCAGTTTTACACTTTATTCTTCTCTTAATTGCTTGGATTTTTATAATCTTCGATCTCACATCCTTATAAATCATCATTTGAACAATACCTCTCCAAAATGCTGTCATTTTCGTTGATGCAACTGTCTTCACTACAAACTCCCTCTTAATTCTTCTTTGAGATAACAGAAGGAATCTCTTAACAAGTTCAACTCTCTTTTTCACCCACATCATTCTGAAACTCTTCTGAATTACCATTGCACACTCATCTCTAACTCTATCATTATCCAAACAGAGTCTACTATGTAGATCCTTTTTTAGAAACACTTTTGTGAAACCTATTCTAAAACCAGTATCATACTTCATCAATAGATCCTGTATCTCTCGACCTCTTAATAGAGAATAGAATACATCTTTGAAAACATTGTTCTTCATTCTGACTGGATAACCCAAACGAGCAATTTTGATGGCTTCTAAAACTCCACAGTATCTAAACTGTTCGAGAACACGCTTCTTGTCAAAATTGTTACAAATATTATTATCATTTGGTTTAATACATCTTATATAAAACTGATTATGTCTAGATATCTCTCCAAGTAGTTTATCCAATTGTTGTTTAAACTGTGTAATAATATTCTTATTCTTAATTTTCTTTGTAACAAAGTTGAATATAGATGTATCAAATCCAATAACAACATGATTGTTACTAGATTTCACAAAAACATTGAATCGAGAATCCATTGTATTTCTGTTCTTCTCTATATAACCCTTACTACCATAAACAACTTTTCCAGCATAATGATCAACTGCAAACTTCTTCCTACTTCTTTCAGAATTTGAAACAGTCACAACATCCCCAAGTAAATTCTTATATAATGCATGATAAAAAGCCATATCGTTACCACTTCCTAGAATAGACTGTTCAATTTGATAAGAGAAGATGCTATCAGTTTTCGCATCTATTGTTGAAATAATATTCTTATTCGATTGAAACTCAATATCCTCCCACTCTATACCCTCTTTCTTATACTCTTCCTGTTCCAATTCAAAAATATACTTATTGAATATGCCCTGTAATCTCTCGTTTGTGTAATTAATACATAATTGTTCAAACCCATTATTCTTGAAAACTTCAAAACCGAAAATATCCAGAATTCCTATATATGAATCCTCTTCACTCTCTATTGTTCTGTTTATCTTGGAAACAATGAAATTGAATAATAACAGATACATATTCTGTGCAATAGTGTCGAAACTGTTCTCTATCTCATCTGGGCTTCTCTCTGTTACAATTTCTTCACCATGTGCATGTATTACTTTTCTCTTAAGATAATCTTCTAACAGATCTATATTGAAACCGAGATTGAACTCTCTTAGAGCATTTATATCACCATTTCCTAATAAAAGAATAAAGTACACAATATCGAATATACTATCTATCTCTTCATCTGTGAACATTAACTTTTTAAAAGAGTCCAACAACTCAGTATACATGTCTTCATCAGTAACATTATCATCTCTGGTTATTACTGATGATTTTGCTAAGTATTTGAACTTTTTAAGATCGGTTGTCTTAAATCTGTCACAACATTTGAGAAGAATGTAGAAGATATGAAAGTTCCTCTCACCCTCTCCCAAAGATGTTAATCTGATTTTCTCTAATAAATAAGTCTCTATCTTTGTTCCAACTAAAGTGCCTTGCGAGAATTGTAACTTAATAAATTTACCGAATCTACTAGAATTATCATTTCTCAATGTTTTCGCATTACCAAAAGCTTCCATAATTGGATTCGATGCCAATATCTTATCCTCTAAATTATATAAGGTGTTTACTCCCTTGGTGGCAACATTCGATATGTACTTCATCAAAAACTTTGTTGTAACTGTTTTACCTGCACCAGATTCACCACTAACTAGAACAACCTGACTCCTACAACTCTCTATCAAATTGGTTAAACACTGTTGACTAATAAGATATGGATGAGGGGTTGTATTGCCATTACAGTAATCCTTTATAGATGTATTATTATAAATTGGTAATATCTTAAAAGGATTGATTGCCAAGAGTATCTTACCAGTGAATGTATATATCTTATCCAATCCATATCTGACTAAAGATGAGTACAGAATAGATGGCTCATTCAAATGAATCAAATCTATCAAATTATTAATATCATCATCACTATTTTTGGGATATGTACGATGTTCAACCACATCTAAAAACTCACCACTATCTAAATATAGATTATCAGCAACACTGTATCCACTTTTCCATTGACCTTTATGAAAAATCCAACAAATATTCTTATTGCTCATTATAAATAAGAATATTTTATATTTTAAGTGTTCTGATGCAAAGAAATTTAACTAAATTAAATTTAATTGATAATATGTATTAGTCAAAAAAGTATGGTTTAACCTTGGTTGTTCTGTCTCTTTTTAGTCTTGCACTTTCTTTTGCATGGCTTAGAAACTGGAGTACTTGTGCTGTTGTTGAATAACCAAACAATCTTGTGTTTCATTTTATAACTTATTAGATATTTTTTTTACGAATCTCCTAAAAATAAAATCTGTGGAAAACCTATTTAACTAAAAAGAGCATCATCTATCTCTTTATCAGATATTATAGCACTGCGTGACGTTATGGTGTTTCCCGACATATCATTAAAAATTTTCTCTAGATCATTTTGGATCTTAACATTTTTAATTAGTTCAGTGAACGTTTTAATAGATTTTCTCAAATCTGATAATAATAACTTCTCAAAATCTATGTCCTCACACAACTTGTTATATCTCTCTATATTAACTTCTAATAAACTGTTTGCAAATTTTGTCTTTATTTCGATGCGTTCTTCCCTTGAAATATACTCTACTTTAAAATCTTTTAACATACACTTAAGTTGTTCTAATTTATTGTCACTACTCATATAGGTATTATTCTAATAATATTTTTTTTTATAATTCATAAAAAACATATCAAACTTGACTATTGTTTTTCCTAACAACTTTAGGATTTTTATTCCCAGAATATTGGTCATAATTCGACCAACGTAGATTGGTTCTTACTACCTCATCCACATCCTTGTACTGGTTTTTACTAGCCAAGCGTAAGTTAATATCCTTGTAAAACTTCCTTGTGATAAATCCGTTGGATTTGTAAAAATCAGTATCCTTAATACTACCTCCACTCGCGATCAATAACGCAACAACAATCTTAAAAAGCATGATTACTAAATTATGTAATAATGCTTTAAATAAAAAAAATCAATTTTTATTAAAATCTACTTTTATTAAAGAATTTATCAACAATATCGTCTGTAACTTCAAATCTCAACTTTTGATGTCTAGAGATTATACCCCACACAACGTCTCCAGTAATCCTCTTCAATTCACTACTCAACATTCTCCCAGAACTATACTCAATAGCTATATTCTTAATCTTCTCATCATCCTGTTCAAAAAACAACAGATACTGATAAGCTATATCAACGTCTAACCTTCCACCAAGTTCTCTATGTTCTTCAATAGTGTCTCTACCTCCAGAGAATGCATGTTTATTTATTGTTTTCCTAATCTTCTTCTCACTATATGTTAAAAATAGAGTTGCACCACCTCCCGCACAACCCATTTTTCCATTTTTGCCTTCCAATGCAGGAAGAAACTTTGAATGAATTGTTGCAGGTTTCTTGAAACCCTTAATCTTCAACCTCCTAGCAGTTCTAAAATATGGTGCTTGATCGATACCCATTGGTACTAAACACCGCACACTTCCTTCACCCAAAAACGGAAACGATTGTGAAAAAGCGGGTGCACACTGTTTTGTTGCCCAGGATAGTTTTCCAACAGTCGCGTCTAAATCTATTCCATATGTTCCTCTAATTTGATTTCCTGTAACTACATTGGATATCATAAGTTCCGTTCTGTATAAATCACCTCCAAACTCCTCAAAATTGGAGAATATATAAGTCTTATCTGGATTGAAGCCACATGCTATTATATCCTTTGCATTCTCACGACTTAATCTACAATACTCATCTATACTTTTACCACCTCTAAATAAGAACTTCTCGTCATCTGACATTTGAATAACAACAAAGGCATCCAATGCATCCTGTAAATACTTTGTAAACATAAATGGCAAAATATGTCCTAAATGCAACGATTCAGAAGATGGTCCGCGTCCTGTATAAATATATACAGACTCTCCCTTCTCTCTACAATCCAATATTTTATCCAAATCCTGGTGTGAAAAATATATGCCCCTCTTCATGAGCATATGTGCTTCAACACCAGTGACTCTCTCCCAACGTTCAATAAGTTCATCATCTATTCTTTTGCAACCAAACTGATCTATCAATTTGTCATAATCTATATCACTATCAGATATAACCTCCCATGGTGTAATAACCTGTTCACTCATATATTATACATACACGTTATCAATCTTTTAAGGCACTTTCTCAACTATATCTACAAAACCCTTCAATAATAATAGTTTGTATGCTCTTTCTCTCTTCTTGTGAGTACCACCGGTTAAAACTAATGGAGTATCTCTTATTTTCTGTTTCTTCTTAGTTCCTGTAACAAATTTGACTAACTCTATTGGACTCATCGACATGACCTCTTTGTTAGTTACACACACTGTGCCATAACAGCTAGGAATTTTTTTGACTTTACAGAGAATTCCGATTGTGTACATATCTCTTACCCATCTATCTCGTTTCTCGTTACTTATGACAAAGTGAATATGTCTCATATATCTCTCACCATCAACTGTGTACGATTGTGGACATTTAAGTCTCATTGTTATATCTCCCAAACTTCCTACAGTTGTCACACCATGATTCTTAACACCTTTATAAGCATTCTTCTCATCAACTGGTTTATCTGGACAACAGTTCTTAAAATTTGATGCGTAGTAGTATACTTTTCTTCCAGCAAATTTTTTTCCCATTTTAAAACTAACAGTTTGTGTTGTGTTTTTACTATACCAATTTTTCAAACCAACAATGTTTGGTATTCCTTCAGGAAGTTTCTTAACAGTTTTACTATGGAATGGATGACCATCTTTGATTCTTGTTACTGAACATGAATGACAGAGTTTCATTATAATTTATGTTGAGAAAATATTTACACAACTTTCAATCTCTCATATATGGTTGAGCCAATTCTTCTGGATAAACGCGTGTTTAAAAGAAATACTTTTTTTATAAAAAAAAACATATATGTTTAACCTATTCGATAATCTCCCAATGGAACTGAAAAATCACATCTATGATTACGTTCATCAGATGCAATTCGCAAATGTAAGAAAAGAGTTGAAAGATGTTCAACGTTACATATATCCAGTTAATCCAACAGTGGATATATGTCGTGGTATAATAGAGTGGATGCTTCCAAATCAGAGGATCCTCAAACCCCAAAACAGATACATATATATATTCAATTTCATTTCAGATAATATCGATTAATCAACCTAACATTGACCATAAAACCTCGGATACGGTATACAATCCTTAATATTCTTCAATCCAGTAATCAACATAATCAATCTCTCAAATCCCAAACCGAATCCACCATGTTCTGCACAACCATACTTTCGCAATTCTAGATACCTATCCAATCCAACCTTATCTCCAATTCTCTCCTTCAACGTATCATAATCAATCTCACGCATCGATCCTCCAATCAATTCTCCGACATCAGGAACAAGCAGATCCATTGCTTCCACTGTATCTCCATGTTCACATTTTCCACCACTCTTCATATAGAAAGCCTTAATATCTTTAGGATAATCGTGAACGATAACCGGTCCAAACTTCCTAGTCAAATACTTCTCCTGTTCACTGTTCAAATCGATTCCCCACTTCTCAACCTTATCATATCCACACTTCTTTGTCCAATCTTTCTGAAGAATTTCAATAGCCTCTGTATAAGAGAGTCTCTTGTAATCACCCTCCATCAAACCTTCCAACATCTTCTTTCTACCCTTTGACACAATTCTATCGATAAAACCAACATCGTCAGCGTTGTTACGAAGAACCTCTCCAACACAATACACAACATAATCCTCCGCAACCGACATCAACTTTCCAAAATCGATAAAGAACATTTCAGGTTCAATCATCCAAAACTCAGCCAAATGTCGCGATGTGTTCGACTTCTCTGCCCTGAAAGTTGGTCCAAAAGTGTAAATATCTGTTAGACCCTGTGCGTATGACTCCCCCTGCAACTGACCAGACACAGTTAAGTACATATCCTCACCGAAGAACTTCTT